TTTCTGCACGAATTACCATTTGTGATGGAAACCCTTTATGCTCAGCTCTTGCTATATAATAGAAGTTGTTGTGCAATGCTTTGAGTGCACTTAACTCTTTTAAATTTGAGAACTGCAGTATAGATGCCTCATTAACAACACAGCGATATTCCTCCATTAAGTCCATGATTAATTTCATGTCTTCTGGATTTGTTGGAATAAGTTGTGTGCTATAAGTTATCATTTTAAATCAATTTTATTATAAATATACAAAAAAAAAAGAAAATTGAACTTTTTGTGAAACTATTTTAAATATTTTTCGTATATTAACAAAAATAACCCTTGCTCATCCCATCCACACTGCGTGATGAATGGGTTTCTGCAAGGAAAAAACATTATGAATTATTTTTTAACCACTCATAACCTTTTTCATTGCTCATTGTACTAAGGTTTGAATCAATATATCTTAAAACAGAATTCGTATTAGCTCCATTTTGGTTTACCATTCCATCAACCCATGCTGTCTTCATGTACTCTGAAGCACCATCCTTTTGGTTTTTTGTACTTAATACAGAATCTCTATAATTACAAATATTATGAATATTTGAAAGGTTTCCTATTCCTGCAGAGCCTCCACCTGAAACTTTTGTTACGCTTACACCACGTCCACTTAACACCTCACTCCAAGGGTTTTCAAAAACTGGGTTTCTATCTAAATGACAAGTAAGAATGAAATATGCACCTACAATTAAAAAAGCAAATGACAATAATCCAACTAAAGCAAAAAGCAACATCCACAAATCACTGTAACCACCAACTCTTAAATAATCACTTAAACCACTCTCTAGCGCTTTATGATTAAATGCAAGAGTCAAAGTAACTCCCATATAAATTATCCCTTTTAACAATCTTCTTAAGTGTATCATTTTTTTAATTTTAAATATTAATTATCCTTACTTTATTATATATACGGAAATTAATATGAAAAAGTTTCAATTTTAAGCCACTAAATAGCTTTTCCAGCTGCATTTGCAACATCAGATGCTTGTGATTGCGTAAATTGGGCTTTTTTCTCGTCAGAAGACACACTTTGACCTAATTCACCAGGTTCTTCTGTTTGTTGTTTTTTCAACAAATTTGTTTTTAAATATGATTTAATTGCATTTATTAGTCTTTTTTCAATACCAAATTCTTTGCCATTCATTTCTATTTTCACAGCATCTCCACCAATATATCGTACTACATCATTTAAATATTGCAACTCTTCTAATGTCTCTTCATCTTGAATTGTTTCTCCAGAAATATTATTAAAAACTTGATAAAGATAATTGAAGCCAGAGTGCCCTTTAATTACTCCATTTTTCACTTTTGTTCTTAAATCGTTAAGAATCCTGTAAAATTTACCATTTTGTTTTGGAATGTCTTTTAGAAACTGTTCTGTAAATGCTTTTGATTCTGCACTAGTTGGACTTACTTCAAATGGTATGTTTTGTTGTTTTATTTTTAAAAACTTTTTTAAACCATCATGAGAAGAAAAATTAATTACCAAAGGAATAGATTTTTTAATTTCTATCTTCGCTATTGTTCCAAAATTAGGAGCTGAGAACGTTTGAAATAGTCTTCCTTGTGATATATAACCCCTTTGAACATAATGGCTTCTAATGTCCTCCCAAGGAACACTTACTTCAGTTTGGGTTGGTAAGCTCAAAAATTTAAACTCGGTACTAATTTCATCAATTCTTTTAGTAATTTTAAATTGAAACTTCATGTTTTTATCATCTGTTAATAAAACATACCAACCTATAGGAATAGTTATTAATTCAACACTTTTAATTCCACTTGAGGTTGTTTCTTGAATAATGTCTGATTTTCCTAATATTCCATTTTTATTATTAATAAAAACTCCCGAATAATAATTATGTGCTTCTATTAAAAAACTTTTATTTGGAGCACTATATCTTTGTCCATTAAAAGAACCCCCCTCAAAAACAGATTGAGTTCCAAAAAATTCATATCCTGCAAAATTGCCATCAACCCACCTTCCATTCATGCTTATTTGGTTGTTTTTTATGTGAATTGTTGTTGCATTATAAACACCATTTAAAGCCCATAAATTTTTAGTTTTTTGCCATGTATCATCCATAAATGGATTTTCAGAACCATCAGAAAAAAATTGAGTAACTGGATTTCTATTAAGAAAATAGCCAACATCATTCTTTTTTTCTCGTACATAATTTGATTGAAATTTTGACTTTCGATTGAAAACATTGCCAAACGCCTCTTCGTAGTTTTCTTTTTGTTCGTTTAATTTTTTAAAATTATCCATTTTCAAGCTATTTTTTTATAAATAGATTAAATTTTAAGGTTTTCCTTTTTAAAATTTTCCTTTTTTACTCTTAGCACTAGCATAAGAACGTTTTTCTGCTTGAGCCTTTTTGTCTAGTTCTTCTTTAATTCTCCTAATGTGCCATTTACGTTCATAAACTGGCATGCCCATAGCGTCTTGTCTAGTAATTCCTTTACCATAATATGTTATTAGAAATATTTCTTCTAAAATAGTCTCTTTGTATTCATATGGTAAAGAAATAAAACTATAGCCCATATCAGTCATTTGTCTAAACTCCTCTCCACAAAACGGACAAGTTAATATAATTGAATCTTGTACGCCACTTTCATTGTCTTTAATAAAATCTAGCAATCTATCGGTGTACATTTTTGGAATTGTCTTTAAAAATTTTTTTATTATAATTTTATCTGAAATACCATTTACTGAATCAATATAATACAATAAAGAAAGAGTTTTAGACTTTTTAATTTTCATAACACCCTCTGAGTCTTTAAACGTAAAAAAGTTTTCATCACCTTCTAGAGAATTCTTTTCCAACTCTTTTTCTAAAGTCATTGGACTTAACTCGAAGGTTAATTTAATTTCAGGAATTTCAACATAATATTTTCCTGCTTCATCAGGTAAAAGATTATTTTCTTTAAAATCTAAAGAAGAAAGATAAAAATCATTTTCGGCTTTTTTACCACAATGAGGACAAGTAGGTGAAATTTCAACTTTATCTCCATAAGATGTTGACCTTAAGAAAATTAAAAGTGCCTGAAAATCTCCAGTTAGCAATTTTCCAATATCTAAATCATCTACAATTAAATTATTTAACACCAATTCAATTCCTCGACCAGATTCCATAAGAAAAGAATCTGTTAACACATGCTCTTCAATAGCAGTTAAATATCGAATTAAAACAGATTTTTTTTTGTGGGGATAATAAACGCCTTTTGAGGGGAAATTTAAAACACTAAAAGCTTTCGTAATATCTACTTTTTCTTTTTTTGTTTCATAAAACCCCCTCATAAGGTCATTTGATTCTTTTTGTGCTTTGACCAGCTCTTCTAAAATTTGACTATATTCAAGTTCAATTTTAGATTCATCCATTACATTTCTGCATTAGGATAAAATAATCTATATGTCATTGGAACATCCCCTTCATAAGCATGTCCACAAGCATCACATTCAAAAGTATAATTAAAATCTATACCAGGAGATATTATTTTAACATACTCTCTAAATACTACAGAGTCTTTCATTGGCATTGCTGAAATAAGCTTAGAAATATACAATTTATCTTTATTGCCTTCAACTTCCATAATCTGTAAACGATAACGCTCAGTAACTCCTTTAGATACCTTATAATTTCCTCGTTTAGTACCATGTTCAGAAGCTTTTGCAATACGATTTTCATCCTTACCGTTCAACATTCTAAATTTGATATTTTTGTCCATGTTTGGTAATTTAAAACTATAACATCCATTTTCATCTGGTGAATCTTTTAGCTTTTTCAACTCAAGTCGACTTAAATCTACCTCAGGATAATATTCTTCTCCACAAGAAGGACATGTCATTTTTCCTGGTTTATAAATATCGCCTAAACCAGTTCGTCTTAAGTGAATTAAGACAGTATTTCTATCTCCAACTAGCATGTCGTTTGGATGAAGGTCTTGGTCAACTATAGCAATCTGCAACAAAGCATCAAGTACTTTTCCGCTTTTAATTAATTCTGGGGAAAATAACACATCATCTTCTTCAGCAGTTAAATATTTAATTGTAACTGATTTTTTGCCATTAGGATAAAATGCTCCTAAAGAAGGTAGTTCAACCTCTGTAGTTGGCACTTTAAATTCATCATCAACAAATTCATTTTGCATACTTTGTTGTGGGACACCCTTTTGCCCTAATACAATTTTTTTGTCGTTTGGTTCCATAAAATTTCTATTTTAATTTATTTCCTATAAATATAGGATTAAAAAAAAATAAAATAAAGAAAAAAAGTAAAATTTATTTTTTACCCAACCGATGAGGCTGTTGTAGGAGTATCTGGAGTAGAAGCAATAGCATCTCCGCTAGTTGTTTCAACCTCTTGTTCATTAGGTTGAAGTTTATCTATTTCCTTTTTCTTATCCAAATCCTCTTGTTTTTCATTTTCCAAGTCTTTCGTTAAATTATATTTATCCTTTTCTTGGTCTTTATATTTCTCAAACTCTTTCATAGCAAGCACTTTCTTTTGTTTTTCAACATCAGAATCAATATCTTTAATATTTCCCTTTGTTTTTTGAGTATTTATTTTATTTGATTTTGCTACTTCTGCTTCTTTCTCCGCACGTTCAATGTGAGTTTCTGTTCTTTCAATGTCACCAACAATATCTTCTTTAGTATTTTTAATTTCTGCAGCAGTTAATTCAAAAAGCCTATCAATACTTTCTCTAACGATTTTTCTAACTATGTTTTTACTTTCCATGTTTATTATTTTAAAAGTTTTTTTATTCTTTTTTTAACATCTTCATAATTCTTTTTCAAGTCAGATTCCCAAACCCTTTCGATTTTATAGCCATAACCTTTAGCAAGCGTATTTTTATAACTATCGTTTTTAGCATTTTTTCTTTGCATTCCATTGTGCTCTGCATAAATTTCTCTATTGCCATGCCAATAGTCTCCATCCACCTCAAAAAGCATATTATAATCTGGTAGAAAAAAATCAAATATCTTTTCTCCTACAATCTTTTGCGGTTCACACTCCACTTTTAATTCTTTCATCATTTTCACAAACTCCTTTTCAGGCCATGTTAATTTCTTAGACATTTTTTTTGCCTGTATTTTAAGATACTCTCCTTTTTTCATAGGATTTACAGGATTTAAACTCTGCTTCTTAATCTTAGCATATAATTTTTTTATGCGTTTTTTACTAAATGTCATTTTTTTATTATAAATATTCAAAAAAAACCTTAGTTTTCAAATTTAAAACTTATTTATTAAAAACGAAAACAAATTAAAAAATGGGTGATTTAAAAACAGTAGCGGAAGTATTTGGACCTTGGGGAGCAATAGTATTATTTACTATTTATTTAATTTATCAATATTTTAAAGATAAAGCTAAATTTAAACGAGAAAAAATCAAAGAAGAACAGAAACTAGAACAAGAAAAAATAGACAAAGCAGACGATATTGATTTTAGAAAAACTCTTAATAAACAAATCCAAACTACATCAGAGGTAAATAAAGACATTTTAAAATATTTAAAAATATCTTCAGAAAAATATATTGACGAAGTAAATGAAAGCCAAGCTAGAATTATCATTGAATTCGTATTAAGTTGTTCAGAAAATGACATTAGAGACTATTCTTTAAGAATACTTAAAGAAAATCATATAGTTGGACACGAAAGAGAAGTTTCAGCAAAATTAAAAACATTCATAAGCAATAGATATCACAAAGATATTCTAGTTTTCAAAGAATTTCACTTAAAAGGAATTTCCATTTCAACATTTATGAAACCAGAATGGAAAGATTATGTTACAGAGGTAATTATTGAACTAATTATTAATCAAAAAGAATCAAAAGCTATTGTTAGTACCTTAGAAAATGCTTTTGAAAGCTTTAAGTGTGATATGTTAGACTCGACTCTTTAGTTGAAAAATTGTTTAAAAGTTTGATTTCCGTGTTGGTTTTTTGTCAGTTCGATAATTTCGGAGATAGCATATTCTTTTTTCTTCTCAAGAAGAATTGTTTCCACGAAGTTTTTTGTTCCAAAACTACATGCTCCCGTTATTACTCGATAGCACTCGATTGATTTTTCAAACGAAAGTATATCACCCAATGTCAATCTTTCATAAACTGACTTATCTACATTGGACAACTTATAAATCAAATCCTCTTTTGCTTGTTTTATTGTCTCTCCATGAGAATATTTACCATAACCATCGGTTACAACATAAAAATACTCTTCCTTATTTATCTTCTTGCATGAAAATACATTTCCTCGCTTTCGAATTAACTCACAAAATATCCCATCGACCTTAATGTACTTGCCGTCTTCCCAACTTAAATAATCAGAAACTAATTTATTATACACACATGTTAAATCATTACGTAAATATAAACTACCCCCCACCGTAGGATTAAATCCTTTTGGTATTGAGGTGAGATTGCGTAAATCTAAATCACCCCCCACCGTAGGATTAAATTCTTCTGGAATTGAGGTAAGACTGTGTAAATCTAAATCACCCCCCACCGTAGGATTAAATCCTTTTGGTATTGAGGTCAATGAACTTAAATCTAAACAACCACCCACCGTTGGATTAAATCCTTTTGGTATTGAGGTAAGACTACCTAAATCTAAATACCTACCCACCGTAGGATTAAATCCTTTTGGTATTGAGGTAAGACTCTCTAAATCTAAATATCCTCCCACCGTAGGATTAAATCCTTCTGGTATTGAGGTAAGATTGCGTAAATCTAAATCACTTTCAATTTTCTCTGTACCATTAAATTGTTCAATGGTCAAATTATGTCTTTTGCAAAATTCTTTTATTTCTTTCATATTTTTTTTTCTTTCAATACCCATTTCTGTTTCTGCCTGGTCAAAAAAATCTCTTTCTGATAATTTGCCTAATTTTTCATAATTTTGTTTTTAAATTTAAAATTTGCCTTTATTTGTGTTTAAGCACTCTCAACGTTTATTGTCAAGCAATTTCTATTTAATAATAAATTTTTTAAATAACTAATAGGGTCATGTCCATGAACAACAAAACCAGAGTCATGCCTATTAACAAGTAATTTTTGCTCTTCCATTCTAACTAAGTTATGACAAAAAAGCTCGTAATCTTCAGCCGAAAGTTTAATACAATCATTTTTTGATAAGCCCTGACTTGCATTTAAAGTATCAATGGAATAATTTTTTACAGCTATTTCCATTCTATTTAAATATAAAACACAATCTATAAATTTTTCAATATTCAATTTTTCTGTAAATTTGTTTTTCATACTTTATCTATTTTTTTAAATTTTATAAAAATTACACACTTTTTTCTACCTCATATAAATTATTCGGAATTTTCACCTTGCTTTTCCATAATAGTTTAATCTTTTAACTTATAAACTCAAATAACCTTTTCTTTTATATTTTCAAGGACTATTTCTTACTCCGCAATATTCTGTAGCTTTAACTATGCTAATTTTCATTGCAAATCTCCACAGACGACCTAAATCAACTGTGTCTACAAATTCAACACCTCTCCAATGACATAGAGCATATGTTTTAATTTTTGCTTTTACCTCTTCGAGTGTAGGCATTTCACTACCCATATAATTCAATAGAGTTTGCTTTGTAATTCCATTTGGTATATTTACCCAAGGTTTTGGGAAAGTAACAAACATATAACCACTTTTCATTAGCAGAAAAACATCTGGAAACATCCTAATTGGAAAACCATAGGGGTCAATATCAATGACGTCATAATAGCGCCTCTCAGCAATTAATCTATGAAAGTGCATAAAACTATCACCAGTCTTTAGATTGTCCTTGTCATATAGCTCTAATGCTCCCTTGTTCCTTTTAATTTGGCTTTTATCTACTTGTCCGACAAAAATTTCTCCTTCTCCGATATAATCTTCATATATTCTAGTTAAATTGCCTTTTCCAGCAAATAATTCTAAAATTTTCAAATTATCCTGACCATCAAGCATTTTTCTAACTTGAGTTATTTTCTCATCAGGATGATGAACCTCGTTGCTATTCTCTCTTTGTTTTTTTCTAACTACATCATGTCTTATTGCACGATATGTTTTATCTGTTCCTTCCATATGCTCTTATACGATTTTTTAACTCAAAAGTTATTTTTTAAACATAAAGTAATTTAAAACAACATTCCAATTCGGAAATTCTTTACTTCCAAATTTTATATGTTTCCATTCTGGTTCATACAGACCATTTTGGTCAAAATCATCAATTAAATAATCTCCCTTAACTCTTGTTTTGTCACAACATAAAATTAAACTCTTCAATGCACGAGCTCCCAAGTGTCTCTCAACCCAAACTGCCTTCTCAGTAAAACTTAACTTATTACAAACAGATGGCCGAGACAAAAAAGCTATTTCATAATCTTCCCTTAATAAAAAATAAGCTTGAATAAATCCATCCATTGGTTCTAGATTCTCAAAAAATTTATATTGTGATTGAGGATAAATAATTCCAGGTTCTTTTTTTATTGCTGCCTTATGTGCCTTAGCAAAATCACAAGCAGTGTTATCCAAATCAATTAACATAACTTCTTTCATATCTTGTCTATTTTTAAATCATATATTTTCACAAGTCTATAAAGTGAAATATTTTCTAGTTCTGGTTCTTGAAAAAGTTCATCCATTCTAACAAGCCGATAAGCTTTTGCGTAATTTTCAATTTCACCTTCAGAAAAAACCACTTTCTTCTCTTCATACCAACCTTTTTTGTTAACGTAACACTCATACCAATATCCCCATTCATCAAAAACCCCCCTTTTTCTTCCTGAACTATAATATAAAAATTCTTTAAGGAACTTTTTCATTCCATTCTTTTTTTGTGCATCAAAAACTTTTTCTAAAAAATTCTGAACTTCTTTACAAAAATATTCCTCTTTGGTATTTTCATACTCAATAAATTTTGAAAGTTGATACCCCGCATTTTTAGCCGCAAGGTCTAATATATCTTGAAATGTCTCCTTTTTTTCTTCCTTCAATTTCGTATTCTTCATTACCTAATTCTTTTAAATTGAGCATTTCTTTTAAAGTTAATGAATCCCTTTTGGTTTTTCACAAACTCTGATATATATACTCCCCCTATTTCAACATTATCTCTCACAAGGTCATATAAGTCATCTTTAGTTTTTTTCCTAGCTGGAAACACTCTTAACGTTGTATGGCTAATTCCATCCCCAACCTTAATAACAATATATTCTCCCCCTTTAGCCGAGGTTGCAAAACTAATACCATCAACAAAGAAAAAATAATAATCATTTTTAGAGAAATTTAAAATACTTTCAATTGGTCTTTCCGCTTTTTCTTCTAGTTCTTTTTTAATTTTACCAAGCTCTTCTATTCGTTTTAAATTAAAATTACAAACTTCTATAAAGTCCCTTTGTTTTTCCTCCTCAGATGTAGGAAGATATTCATGGTTTTTTAAATCAGTATTAAATTCTTCTGAATTCAAATCAAACAACGCTAACTGCCTAGGGTCTCTTTTTTTTCTTTTCAATAATTTCAGGCCTAATAAGTGCTCCCTAGAAGTTGACCAATCATCGAATACTCCAGCTTTTAAGCAAGATGAAAATGCAGTCTTGTTAAACACAGAAAAAGGCAACTCAAAAAATTTATTCATAGAAATTGTTTCTAAGGTCAAATTTTCAAGATTTAAAAACCCCACTAATTCTAAATAAGCCTTTTCTCCCAATCCATTAATTCCAGAGAAGCCCATTGCAATTTCTTTCTTGCCTGTCATTGTCCAATTCCAACCTGATTTTCTAGATGGTCTTGTAATTTTAATTCCCCTAGCCATAGCTGCCGCTATAGAGTTCGCCAACCATTCTTGTTCCTTTTCTTTACTCGCATTCGATTTAGGATGATTTAATAACGAAGCATAAAATTCAGTAGGATAATAATGCTTTAAAAATAAAGTTTGTGCCGCAATATATGAATAGCTTACGCAATGACTATTAGACACACATATTCCATTTGCATAATAATTATGAAACTCACTATCTATTTCTAAATCCAAAGTTTTCTGGTCACCTATTTCAGCACACTCTATGATTTCCTCAAACTCTTCAAACATAAAATTATTTTTTCTTTATTGTTAATAATATCATTTTCCCACAACTCTACCAATTTATATTTATTGTCTTTAATAACAAACTCCTTTTTTCTTTTATCTCTTTTCAAATTGTTTTCTTGCATTTTATTTTTAGGTTTTGCATGTCTTGTATTTGGATTGCAATGAAAATAATCTCCCTGGACTTCTATTAAAAAGCTACCTACACAAAAATCAAAAGCAAAATTACCATATCCCTTCTCTTCAAAAAAATCTTTTCCACATTCTCCAAAAATATCTTCTAAAATTTTTTTAACAATTCTATGGGGCAAACTATTTGTTTGTGGAAACTTCCCTCTTCTAAATCTTTCTATTGTTTTTTCTCGCATTATTTGTTTGCTCTCCTCAGAGTGTTTATGTCCCGTGTGTCCATGAACATCTCTTTTTTTAGCACTTTTAGACATTCTTTTTAAAGTTTCTTTAGAAAACGTTATTCCCCTCCTGTTTTCTGCACTTACTTTTATGGCATCACAATTATTTTTATTCTTATTTTTATTCCATGGAATTTTTCCAAACATAGGATTTCCACTCCCTTTCCTTATTATTTTAAACTCTTCGATTTTTTTTTGATAATGCTCATTGTTCTTTAATGAATATTGTGTTATTTGCGAAGGAGTGCAAGAACTACTAAACTTCCCCATAATTACACTTCCATTTAAACTATAACTTACAAACTCATCTGTTATTGGACATCTTGGAATATTATACCGCAAAGACAAAGCATATAAAATATTTTTAGAATATTTTTCTTGATAATAGAAATCAGCAATTTCAGAAATATACACATTTTTTCTTTTTAATTTATTTTTTAATTTTTCTCTATAAATTTTTAATGGAATTTCTTCTCCAGTATAAAAGTCTATTTTAAAATTATCCTTTATTTTCATATTTTATAAATATACAAAAATATTAAACACAATGAGAGTTGTTAAACTTATTTTATTTTTATCTTTATTTTCTTATCTAAAATTTCTCCCAGTGGTAACATTCCAAATTTTGTCATAATCTTGTGGTCTAAAGTACATTCTAAAAATTTTCCACTTTTAGTTTTTATTTTATATATTTTTTTTATTCCGTTATAATGTATCTTTTTAACCTTATTATATTCATTACAATTTTTTATTGGATTGTATCCCAATACACTCTCTCCTTTTTTTACGTCTCTTATTTTAATTTCCCCTCTCTCTTTAGATATAACATCATGATTTTTTGTTAAACATTTATTGAACGAATAACCCAAATATTTAATCATCCAATTTTTGATGGCATCAATTACATTTTGACTATATCCATTTCTTAAAGCACCATCCAAAAACTTTTTCCAATATTCTAAAAACTTTTGATACTTCGCACTTTCAAATTCTTCTTTTGTAAGTTCTCCTTTTGATTCTTTGTCAATCATCTTGGCTGCTTTATCCATAAAACGTCTTAGCATGTCTCCCTCTCCGAGATTCATACCTCCAATTTTATTAGCAATAAACATTACTTGTTCCTGGAAAATCAATACTCCATTAGACTCTCCCAATATAGTTTCTAATACTGGATGAATGTAAGAGATTTTTTCTGGATTAAATTTATTCTTTACGTAATCTTCATGAGCACCAATCCCCATAGGTCCTGGCCTATAAAGAGCATTTGCTGCAACCATCTCTTCAAAATTTTCCACGCTAATGCCTTTTAATAAAGCGTTCATACCATTGCTTTCAAATTGAAATATTCCTTGATTTAAGCCCAATCTTAATTCTGCATAAATATTTTTATCATTTAAATCAACAAAATCAACTTGTTTGGAAATATCTTTTCCTTTTTGCTGTTTTACTATCTTAACAGCCTCTGAAATTACATTTAATGTTTCTAATTTAAGACGGTCTAGTTTTAATATTCCAAGTGCAGATAAATCTTTTCCGCTACCATCCGCTTCTTGAAATGCTGTTACTATGCTTTTCTGAGATGGTATTATGTTTGTTGGTACATCATTCCAACACTCACTAGGAGTAATTACAACCCCCGCAGCATGCTGCCCAATTCCTCTAATTTGTCCTTGAAGCTTGATAACTTGAACTAATATTTTTCTATTATCAGTATTTGTCAACCATCGTTTTACATCTGGGCTACATTCTTTTTCTTTAGGCCATTGTTCAAACCAATCTTTTAGAGAATAGTCTACTTTTTTCCAATCTGGCATTTCCTTTGTTACTTGGAATGCTATTGAACTGTATCCTGTTGCATCTGGTCCATGATGAGCCCTCACAACATCTTTCAAACATCCTTTTTCATTAAATGTTGAAAAGGTTGAGACAGATAAAACTCGCTCTCGACCATATTTTTTAATCAAGAAATCATTTGTTACATCATCAGTTCCTTTCATAAAGTCAATATCAATATCTGGAGGACTGTTTCTTGTAGGATTTAAAAATCTTTCGAAATACAATCCAAATCTAATTGAATCTATATGCGTGATGTCTAAAACCCAAGATAACAAACTTCCACATGCACTACCCCTTCCAGGTCCTATATCATAACCTTTATTTCTATAATCTCTAATTATTTCCCAGTTTACCATAAAATAATCTAACATTCCTTTATCAGAGATAATTTTCAATTCATAATTCAATCTTGCCACATACTTTTTAATAACCTCAGGAGTAATGTGAACTATGCCATTTTCTTGATATTGTTTTATTTTTTGTTGTAATTTTTGAAATGCTAATTTTACGATTATTTCTTCAGTATTTGTTGTTTTAAAATAATCTGAAACATCTTTTGTTACCTCATAATGAGGATATTTTTCAACACCAACTTCAAAATCAAAATTACACTTTTCTGCAACCTCTAGCGTGTTTTGCATACATAAATCTAAAAACTTATCTGGATAATTAAATCCAAATTTTGTATTAAATTCTATAAAATCTTGACTGCTAGCATAAAACAAAGAACGAGCATCTAATTTAAAAGATTTCCCAAGTTGGCTTTTTTGATTTATTGCAATAAGAGTATCTTGTAATTCTACATCTTCTGGATAAGCATAGTGAACATCAGACGAAAGAATCACTTTAACATTATATTTATTAGCCATTTCAATAATAAAATTATTGTAGGGCTTTTGTTCGGGGATTTCATTTAATTGAATCTCGGCATAAAAATCATCTTGAAACTCGTGTGATAGTTTAGCAAAATATGCATCAGCCTCATCTTTTTTATTTTCCCTTAAAAGCTTGCCCATTCTACTTCCCATGCAAGCAGTAGTAATAACTAAACCTTCTTTATTCTCAATTAACCAATCTGTTTTAATTCTTCCTCTTCTATAGAATCCCTCAGAATAAGACCTATATGCAAGTTTATTTGCATTAACAAATCCTTCTTTGTTTTTTATTAGTATAATTTGATGTGCGTTTCCACCCTCATATTTTTTCTCTTCGAATTCTCCCATGTTATCATTTACATAAGCTTCGATGCCCAAAATAGGTTTAATTCCTGCTTTTTTGCATTTTGTGTAAAATTCAAATGTTCCAGATAATGTTCCATGGTCTGTAATAGCAATTGCGGGATGATTATATTTTTTAGCTAATTTTATATAATTATCTATGCTACCACAACCATCTAAGATGCTATGAAATGTATGTAAGTGTAAATGAACAAAGGGGGTATATTCAACCGATTTACTCTCTATATTATTATTTGTAAATATCTTTTGTAAATTCGAATTGTCTTCCATGCTACTTTAAATTATAGTTTATTATAAAGCAAAAGTAACGTTTTTTTTTCAAACTTCAAAAAAAAAAGATTATCAAAACCTTTTTAACTGTAGTCGCTTTGATAATCTTTTCTCTTTCTTAGGATATTGTCTTTTAATTTTTGGCTAGTTTTGGCTATATCTTTAGTTTTGCGCCTAAAGGCAATACCAGAGCGTTTGGTTCCTGGTTTTTTAAAAAAAACCTCGGACTCTTCTTTAAGTTCCTGAAACTCTTTTTTTAAATTACTCCACTCAAATTTAACTTGAAAATAATCGTTATTCATCATCTATTAGTTCATCTAGCTTTGCAAAAATTTCTTTAGCTTCTTGAATATGTATCTCATTTCTTTCCAATAAAACATTGTCGGCATAACTATCACCTGGCAAGTCTACTCTTTGAAAATTGTTTTTGATAGATTCAATTAGTTTTTTTGCATTATTATTTAACTTCTTGCTTTTATTAAATAATAAATTTTGTCTTTCTTCTTTTCTTTTTTCAGCAATCAACTTTAAATCATCCTCATCAGGACCCAATAATTCAAGCATTAAATTATCTATCTTTTTATTGGATTTTTTTAATTTTCTTACTGCTTTATAGCTTTCAGATAATTCTTCTGGCGTTTCTTCTCCAACATCTTCAACTCCGTCACCGCCATCTTCAGCGCCCATGTCTTCTGCACCGCCCATGTCAAAATCTCCGAAGCTACCTCCGCCTCCGCCTCCGCCTCCGCTAAAGTCGCCCTCATCTCCGCCTTCATCACCACTGCCACCACCTGCTGCCAAGGCTGCTGCTGCTTCTGGGTCTTCATATCTATCATCAAGCTCATCAAATAAACCAATCTTCTTATATGTCTCAACGGAACTTTCAATTTCTGCAAATATTTTCTTTTCAATTTTCTTTTGTTTCAAAATCAACTTAATGTCCGTCTTAGAGAAATCTAATATATTTTCCATAGCCCATGTATAAGACGTTGGAGATGTAGATTCAGCAGTAAAAAATTCTTTAAAAACTTCAAGTCTAGACTTCATGGTCTCTAATTTCAATAATTCTTGCTGGGTTGACGGGTTTGTTAATGATAACGAAAAATTATCTATTTCTCCTTCAAAACCAGCAAAATACAAATGAACATTCGCCACCCTTCTAAGTTCTAATAGAATAGCTTCTTGAATTGAATTAATTGTTCTCGCAAATCTTAAATCAGCTTGTGATAAAGTACTTCCGCCCTGAAGTCCTTCAGCAAAATTTAAATAAGCCTTAGGAACTTGAAGCGCTGCAAAAAGCTTATTTTGAAGATATTCAATATCTTGAATTTCCCCTAAATTAGAAGCACCAGGTAAAGTTTCAATTCTTGATGATTTATCTCCCCTAATAGGAATCCAAAAGTCTTCGGTTACATTTTCTGGGTCATACTTATAGCTCGTATTACCATTTCTAGCATCTACAAGAGGTTGTTTACGAATTTGATTTTGAACCTTTCCCATATAACCTTTTACGTCAGTATCAGGTAAATTTCCTACTTCCACATAAAACACACGTCTTTCAGGCGCCCTTGTGATTCTATAAACCAACATAGCGTCTTCGGCCAACTGAAGTTGTTTCCACAATTTTCTAGATGAATCCAACATACTCCTACCATAAGGAAGCTTTCTTGAATCTTCTAATAATCTAAAGTGAGCTACTTGCCACTCTTCAAAATAATCCCCCGTAGTCTCCCATCTAAATCTTACTGAATCTACTCTGCCATCAAAACCCTCTTCTCTATGAACTTCCTCTGATGGAAGGGTCATAAAGTCATAAATTCCAACTTCCTTGTCAACTTGTAGTAAAACAAAATAATCTCCATATTTGATAAGGTCTCTAATCCATAATCTTAAGTTAAATTCAACATTTAAAACATTATGAAATAAATCTTGCACTACTTCTTTAACTCTAGAATTTTCAGAATAAACTTCTAATATGTTTCCACGTTCACTTCTTGTTAAACATTCATCTCTAATTATATTCATAGCCGCAGCAATCTCAGGAGTTCCATCCATTGCTCTAAAATCCTGATAAGCAGAAATTCTATCGGTGTCATAATATACTGTTCTTGTATATAAATCATGTGCAATTTTTGTAACTTGCCAATCCAAAAACTGCTGTTGCATATTTTCAACCCCACCGCCCCCATTAAGGTTCGGCATTGCTTGCATTGTATTATTCCCCGCACCACTAATATTCGCAGGGTCTTTTTTTCTTCTATTAGCTTTTATTGCATCTAAAACGCCTGAAAACACGGATTGATTATTATCTGCCATAAGTTTTGTCTTTAATAATAAATATAGTAATTTTTTAAATAATTCTCAACTTTATTTTCTCCCAAGTAACCAATCAATATCATCTATATCATGCTCTTCAATGCTTTCTTTCTCATAATTATAAAAAATACCACCTGCATCTGGGGGAACATCATCAATTTCTGCCCCTCCCTTATATGTACTATGTACATCTCCTTGAATAGATGTTGAGCTACACCCAAAAGCTTCCAACATGCCTTTATACATCTCACTACTCGCTGCTGCATTTTTATAATCCGTATCTCGAATAAATAAAGCAATAGCAAGAGCAAAAATCAAGTCATCATTCTTTCCTTTTTCAGCTTCTTGCCTATCTCCATTTTGAATAAATGTTCTTAATTCAGATATTATTCTTTTTGAATAAATTTTTAAAAGTCCATCTCTCAAGTGAGTTCTTAAATTATTAATAATTAAAGGACGAGTTCTTTTAGATGTTTGAAATCCTGGAATAGACTCATCAACATCGACATTATAATCATAAGGAGATACATAAATTTGTTTTATATTTTTTGAGAAAAACATTCTTTTATAGCCCATTTTTCTATTTAAATCAAAAGCAGTTGCCAAGCCAAAACTATTAGCTTCCACAACAACATATGCTTCTCCAAAGTCATGAGCTACATTATAAATTAAAATTGCAAATAAATCAGGAGAAATTCTTCCTTGAAACTCTGCCACAACCTCAAGTGTATCAATATCAATAATTTGAATTGTAGAAAAATCTTTTCCATCTCCCCTTGCAACATCACATCCAAGCAAATATTTATGGCCTGAAACATATTTTTTGAAAACATGAAAACCAGTTTCATCTTGTATAAATCTTTTACCCGCTGGAGCTCTGTAATCATAATATGTTTTATTTTTAGCTATATCTTTGTATTCATCTAATAAAAATCTTTTTTCATACTTAGCAACTAAATCAGCTTCAATAGCTAAACGCTTAGACCCTTCAAAAGATAAATCAAGCTCTTGTGCAATCTTAACCTTATCATATTGATATCGTCTACACTGTTCTTCATACCATGGACTCCAAAAATATTCTTCTCCATTATTATCTTTTCTTGTCTCAATCCCTTCAATACAATATTTATTTTCTGTCCAATGAACAGTACTATGAACAAAGTCGTTTTCTCCCCTCTCTGCTATATCCCATGTATTATGATAT